CCTTCAGAGAAATATCCGCAATAGATCCGCTCAGCCCGAGCATTAGATGGATCGAATTGCGGTTGAAGATAACAGCGTTATCCTCAGTAAATGGGTGAACATACTGGAGATAGTCCGCAATCCCAGCCGTAACCTTTAGCTGGTTCTGGATGCGGTCATAGGTGTTAGAGTCGAATACGTCTGACAGCAAAATCTCGTCTTTGACGTTGCGGCTAGTGATGGTTTCGCTGCCGCTGCTTCCCGTGGTCGTGTAGAAGTAGGGGACGATAAGACGCCGCTGGTGGTAGACACCCCACGCAGGCGCAGGCATATGTGTGAAGCCAAGCTGGGACGGCTGCTTCTTGGCGTACACAACAGACGTAGAAGCCGTATCAGGCAGTTCTGCGTAGAAGGTGAAGCTACCTGTTCCGGGAACCGTAGCTACAACGTAGCCCTCGCCACCCTCAACCAAGCTAGTGCTGCCGTTATCAACGACGTAAACACGGTCGCCAACGAGCAAGCCGTGGCTGCTCTGGGTTACGGTAACAATGCCATCCGTAATAGCCGTATTACTCGATGCATCCAAGTAGGTGGTTGCAGCGTAGTCTCCATTAGCCACCTTCGTGAAGGCAGGCGTGCCGCTAAAGCTGCCATTCCATTCCAGAGCCGTAGCCCCGTCGCGGAATATCAAAACCTTGTTGAAGGTTTGCAACATATTCACGCTGCTGTTGATGAAAATGCCAGAAGGGTAGGCAATCGTCGTCGTTGCCTTGGTCGCCATGTTGATAGCGATGGCGTTCGAGTACAGAGCGAGGATGATGTACTCGTCGTTGTTCGATGCGGGATTTGAAAACAGGCATGAGCCAAAAGCTCCGTTGGTAACAGTAGTTCCCAGAATTGCCCCACCAGCCTTGGATGTACCGCTAACTGTATAGGTTTCGCTGCCTGATCCAGCGGGAAGCGTGTAGGTAAAAGTATTGAGTCCGGTAACGGTAATGGTCTTGTTGCCATTGGGGTCTACCGATCCGGGACCAACGTCTACAATAGCCACGACATAGGAAGACGAGAAGCCGTGGTTGCTAGAGGTAGTGATGGTTACCGTCGTACCGCTACGGGTGGCCGAGCTAATCGTTAATTGCGGCCACACATAGAACGGTAGGGTAAGGGTATTATCTATGGTTCCAACTACGGGGCCAAACGTATCTACGCCGGGACGCACCTGCCACGTCCCGTCCACGTTCATCCGTCCATTGACGGACATAGCAAGCTCTCCAGCCTGCAACTGGTCAGGACGGAGGCGGTTGTTGAATCGGGAAAAGCCAATATCTGCCGCTTCGGCAATAGGCGTATCCCGGCCACTAAAGCTGCTGTAACGTGCCATAGGTGAATCCCTAACCAGCGGTTAAGGTTCAACTATGATACCTTACGCCGCTTGAAATCTACGCCCTTAATTGTACCTTTGTTTCGGGAAGCATAGAACACCTGTTCGCCGCGCTTCTTCCCGTACTCCTTCTTCATATTTGACAAAATCTTGGAGCCTTTTTTAGTTAGTGGCATAGAATAATAGTGTTATAGTGATTTTATGCCAAAAGGAATCCATCTACCAAAAGTACTGATAGTTTGCGAAACCTGTGGCGTTGATTTTTACTCAGTTGGATCTGACAGAGACAGAAAATATTGTAGCATCCAATGCAAAAGAGCTAAGCCGCCAAAGTGGCCGCGTGAGACTAACTGTGCGCACTGCGGAACCGTATTTAAACAAGATAGAGAAAAAACAAAATGTTGCTCTAAGGTTTGCGCTGGTTTGCTAAAAAAACAAAAGCTATTCGATGCTGGTGTTTACTGTAATTCAAAATCAGCAAAGAAAGAGCTTTTGAAAAGATCAACTGGATGCCTCCGATGTGGATGGAACGTAATGTCTGAGGTGTTGGAGGTTCACCATGTTGATAGAAATAGATCAAACAACCATATCTCTAATTTAGAAATTCTCTGTCCAAACTGCCACACAATCGAACACTACCTAGCAAAGGATGGTAATTTTAAAGCCAACCTAGGGGCAAGAAAGTCAAAGCGATCTCCATCATTGCGGCCTTAATCTTCTTACCCTTCTTGGTGAGTGGCATGGTTATCGGTAGTTAGAGGTTTTCTTAGCAATCTTCTTGGGCTGCTTAACAAACTGCTTCCCAGCCTTCATGCCCTTACGCTTGGCCCTATTAGTGGCGGCGCGTTCAGCAGGGCTAAGAGCCTCCCAAGCAGCCTTGGGCAGATAGCGTTCGCCAGTCTTGAGGCTAGGCTTGCCGGATAGGGTGCGCCATTCCTGACGAGTCCAATTGGCTAGGCTGCGTTGCTGGGGTTTCATTTGGAGGTCTTGTAGCCGCCGCCCTTCTTCTTGTACTTGAGGGCTAGAAGCTGTCCTTTGCGCGCGGACCATTGGCCCGGCTTGCCGCCTTTACCGCCAGCCTTGATGGACTCAAAGAGACGCTTCCTCATGCCGGGCCTTGTGTAGACCCCGGCTGAGTTAACTGTTGAGCGGCGTTTCACTTGCAGGGCTTACGCTTGCCCATTTCGCATTTACGTTTTCCACAGTTCATTTTGTTGTCCTCCTTGTATTCCATCATGTCCTCCGCAGCTTCGATGGCTTCGTCGGCCTCCTTCATGCGGCGGTAGAGCATACGCTCTTGGTTCTTATAACGACGTTCGTTGCGGTCTTTCATAGTTAGCATTCCCAAGCGCGTCTAGACCAGAAATTTGCAGACAGTTTATTGGTCTCCATTTTTTCCTACTGAACAATACCCCTCTGTTCAGTTGATGTATGAAACACCCGACCCGCTTTTAGGTGATTTGTTAGAAAAACGCAATAAAGAAGCGAATGGTGATAATTGGTTCCAATGTCACGCTTTTCTTGCTGGTGTAAAAAATACCTTTGTTCTTCGGATTCCATTCGATATTGCCTTTGGTCTTGATGATGAATTAGGGGTTTTTCCGATAGGTGGAGACCTTGAAAATATGAAGTTTGTTGCTATAAAACAACCCTCAGTTATCGGTGCTTATACCTTTGCAATTAGAGGCAATTGGATATTTTGGTCAGAAGAACCGTTGATTATGACCTCTAGCCCAGCCCACTACCATAAACCCGTAGTAGATGGTTACTACATAGGAGGCTCGATGGATATTGGTCAATGGTTTAGACCCATAGAAGGTGCTACCCAACTCAACCCAAGCATTAACACGGTTTCATTTAAGCGTAATGACCCCATAGCCTATGTAAAGTTCGAAACAAATGAACTTGTTCAACTCAAGCGTTTCTATATGACAAAAGAATTAGAAGAATTGTCTTGGGGATGTATCAAATACAAGCGTTACGAACCGCACAGGGCTTTGCCGTTTCTGTATGATAAGTTTGGTAAAAAAGGGCTTAACAAAATAATCACTAGGGAAATCAAAAAGAATGTGGTGGACTAATGAAAAAAATAATTTTCACTCTCGAACCAGGTGATGAAGATATCTCTAAAGAGTATTATCCAGTTCCAGGTGTAAAAGCGATACCTGATTGGTATAAAAATATGGAAACAAGTTTCGCTCAAGACAAGACGAATCACCGCGAGGTAAGAGAATCTCAAACAATGAAACGGTGTTTGCCGATTATTGATTCTATGACTAATGGTTATATTTTGAAAACCCATACAGATTTATATGCAAAATACGAAAATGATGAATTGATTATTGAATGGGCAGATGACCCTAAAAAAGCAATTTCATGTCACGGGGCTTATCAAATGATGAACTATAAAAACCTTGATTTATGGCAAGGTGCGCCTAAAATAAGAAATCCGTGGGGCATTAAAACATCAAAAGGATATTCTTGTTTATTCATAAGTCCTTTGCATCATCCAGCAACAGGTATAACAATTTTGCCAGGTGTTGTTGATACGGATAAGTATTCCGTGCCAGTCCAGTTCCCTTTTCTTTTCGACCCAAACTTTGCGGGTGTTATCCCAGCAGGAACCCCAATAGTGCAAGCAATCCCTTTCAAAAGAGATTCTTTCCGAATGGAAATGGGCGGTGATAAAGAAAGAGAAGAAATGACTTACAGTATAAAAAATGTTCACGCAACATGGATAAACGGATACAGAAATAAATACAGAGTTGGTAAGGATTATCTGTGATTGTATATTGGTCAAGCGATTTAGATTTCGGCATAAATTGTTTATCTGATTTGCAGAAAAAAAGAACCTCGAATAATCAAGTTAATTTTTTGACTTGCCCAGCAGTAAAAAACTCTTGGAAAAATGTTTGGATGTTTGGCGCAAAAAAAGACTTATTCGTTGAATACAATTTAGACAATGTTGTCGTAGAAGGCTTCGAAGATGCTCCTAATAGAAAACCCCATCTAAAAAACACGAATATCTTTAACTTGCGCAAAAGTA